GGGGCGATGAACCAACGTGTTCTCAAACGCGTTGTGTTAAATCATTCGACTGCCGGTCTTTGTTAACGCAGAGTTTCGGTACTGCGGGCTACAACTAATATAGCGGCTCGTAAAGTTTATCAAGCAGGGGAATTTCAACCACCCCGTCCAACGACTTAATGCCTCTAATAGCATTTTCGATTTCCACCACATCACTTGCTGATAGCGCATAACGCATTTCCAGGTAGTGTCTGTAAGCGTCGGCATCGTCACGCTTATGCCATACACGATCACCGTCCGCATACTTATTGAATTCGGACATCTTACCGGCTTTTCCTAGCTCTATCATCTTATCTGCCAACACGGACCAGAGGGGTAATCCCTCGGCCCATGCTTTCAGACACATACCCTTAGAGTAACAGAGCTCTCTCCTCATCCTCAAAGCGGCTTCCTTGGGTATATTCTTTGGGATTTTGGTAGTCCAACTCAATGATTGAATGACTCTAGCTGGGATTCTTGTCATCCTCAACTTCTCTTTTCCAGTTTCAAAGAAGTGGTTTGACAGGAAATCCAGCTCATATAAGGATCCATAGTTCACCTTCTTACAAATTTGACCAAGACCCCAGCTTTGCTGGTCTTTTGTCATGGTGAATAATGAATTCTTAGCTTGCTCCAATTGGTCCTTCTGCTTATCTTCCAATGCAAAAACCACGTCGTCACCTTTAACCCTGAGGAAGTAGTTAGTTATGTTCGCTTCCTCGAAACAAAACATCCAATAACTCATCATCAATACTGTGTTGCCAAACGTAGTCCATCCATCTCCTGATGCTCTACCTTGAACCTGGTAATGTAACAGAGTAGGAACCTTCACATTCAAAACGAGTGAATCTTCCAAAAACTTCTGCATCAAATCAGGATTCAAGGGTTCGTCCCAGGAAACGTTTGGATGTCTAGCACACAGCATGATGAGTTCGTTCATCAGTTCGTTGTGTTCCAAGAGCTGCGTCATATCAAAACCACTACCATCGGCTGCACCAAATAAAGCACTAGGTATGTTAAAGGCAGTTTCGAAGTCCTTACAGATATCGATCCAATTCTTCCGCCCACAATACTGCTTTACATGACGATGTGCAACTCCTTCTAAAACATTTATGAAGGCGTTGACGGATTTCTTGTAGGCTGTTGGCCCACAGATCTGCCGTTCTTTCACATCATTTAACGAGGTGTCCTTCTCGTCATGTAAAACCTCTGTGAATTGCTGTTCTATCTTGGCGAAGGCTTCATACGTTTCTGTTTTCCTACTAATGTCAATATTTTGGGGTTTTATCCCCTCATAAATTGACCTTCTGTAGTTCATGTCGTATTCTTTAAGCCATTCGTCAATATTCACATTGACAGATTCAGCATCCAGAGCTTTCATAAACATGGGTATTATGGTCTCATGGAAGAAACGTCGATATCGAGACATCACTTTGGGATCAGGGGTGACCTTATTGGAGCAGGCTCGCAGACTTGCCGCCAGTGCTGTCCTGGCGCAGTGGTGCTTGACTGTTGAGGTTCTAAATTTTCCATGGGAAAGGATAGGGAAAATTTGTCTAGCACCTACATGATTCTCACCTGCGTCACAAGGGATTGTTGACCCCACATATGCTTCTGACGTGGTAGCAAACTTGGTGCACCTAACCCCTAAGGATTTGGTGTCAAGCCTGCTTTCGTCAGTAACACATGTGGAATTCAAACATAAGAAGGAATCCCCGACCTCCTTCGTGATGCCCGTTACGGCACCACTCAGAATGGCCTACTTCTTGTTTCCTTCTATGGCTACCCTGACGGAATTGCTCGCGTCAAGTGCCTCCTTGAGTCGGCAGGTCTGTTGGGCACGTATAATACGTGCTATTATGAAAGCTTCAGAGAGATCATAGATATCAGAGCCGAGTTCAGCCTCCATCTCGCGCTGGGCTTGTGCTAGAGCAAAGTCAATGGAAGTAGTCTGAGCTTTGGTGCTCAGCCTAGTGAATGCCTTCCTGACCATTTCTAGACTAGCTTTGTATATCTTTGTGGTACCTCGTAATCCTAACAGGTACCAACATTTCTCAGTGAGTTCGACGGTCACATAATGCTTGTGGTCAGATTCATACGTCGTGAAGATTCGCTCATTATGGCTATTGAACTGACTGATCGTGAAATCCAGTAAGTCCCAACCATGATAGGAATTGCCTTCTCTGTGGCGAAAATCCAAGGTTTTGTCCCCTGCTTTAACCACCCGACGATGTTCCAACTCACTCATTCTAAGCCCCACCTCTTGCAACTTCTCCCCGCTGCTCGGCTGCGAGAGAATCTTAGAGAGATTGGGGGATAGCTGGGGGGGTGAAAGATTCACTGATGTGATCTTAGTTGTGTTGAGCACCACGCCAGTGTTACCCTCATCCATGTCCTTGTGATACATCCCCGAATCCGGGCACCACACGTTGCTGTAGGCTTTAACACCATCAACACCTGTGAGCTCGTTTCGGAGTGCTAACTCGGCATGACTGAGAGTATTCACTCTGCATAGTCGGTACGGAACGTCTCCGTTCCAAAACTCCATAAGTACCTCAAACACACACCAATACAGTTTCCCATCTACCTGCATCATGTATTGCCAGCTCGAACGACCTCCTGTTTGTAAATACCGGTGAATATAGGGTGCGACATTTCCTTTCACCGTTGACGTGACCTTGTCACCTTGTATGCGATACGTGCTCTCTCCGTCAAGACAAGAGCCCTCATTTCCATTCAAGATTTGTGCGGCATGATAATCATTAAAAGCCACATAACCTATGCCTCCCTTACTACCGTGTCGGGCTATTTCTTCTAAAACGCCGGGGTAGTAGATGCTGTCGACGGATTTAACTACGTCAAAGTCACCATCACAGACTTCACATCTTTCTTGTCTTTGTCCAGCAACATGCCTACATGTGTTGAAAAAGCCAAAATCGATCTTGCCTCTGTTGTTGATGTCTCTGAGCATATCACGTCCAGACAGAATTGGGGCCATTGAATGGATTCTAGCACACAACGGGTTGCCGTCAAAGTCCTTGGCTGAGGCCAGACGAACTAAGCTGCTTCCCACATCAAGGATACGCCTTTTAGGTTCGTATCCATAATGGATGTAGTCATCATACAAATACCTGAGAGTTGCTCCTACAGGGTGTGGATGACTTTTGCCTCCGTCAAAGAACAGGCGGGGTCCAGATTTTGATTTCTTGGTAACAATATCACCGAGGTATCGGGTAAGTGCATCAAGTCCCTTTGGCCCATACGTGTACTTGGCCGTGAAGACCCTAAGAGCACCTTCACTAAATGGGATGTTGGATTTCTCTCCAACGGCCTTAACCGGATCACCTCGTCCAATATGTCCGAGAACTCCGTCCATGGATCTATCACCATCTCTTCCGCTTTCTCCTTTCTTTCCTTTCTTATCTGCTTTCTTATAAGTGTCGTTTTGCTTGTCATTCATTTAAATTGTTTTAAAGTTGTTGTTGTTGTTGTTGTTTGCGCTTCTGTTAAATCTCAAAATATTTTGAAAATTGAATAATAATAAC